TGTTTTGTTCTCGCAAAACATAGGATCGGGCCGACGCGAACAAACCCGCCAACTCTTGAGCCAACTAGAACGTAACGCGCCTAAAGTATCTCGTGATTTTCTCGATACTTATAGCGCGGACAATGTACGCCCGGCGCTATCTGATAAATTTTCCAAGGTCGAGAAGGCGATAGACGCTGCTAATTTTCTTGGTCGATGGGCTGACGGCATGACCCGCAAAGCTATCTTCCCTGCGTTCTTGCGCCGGGCCACGGACCGCGCCGGATTTAATTTTGATGAGATGGTGGCGAACCAGACAATCCATACCGTTCCGCAAGAAGTTATGGAGAAAGCCCTTAACGATACGGCGCAGTACGTCTTCTCGCGTAAAGCAGGTAAGGGTGGCCCAATGTTCTTGGGTGAAACTTCTAAAAAAGTTATCGACCTAATTAACAATCAAGGCGGCCCAGTTGGGGCTGTTACTGTAGGCTACCCCGGATTTATCGCTAACGCATTGAACTTCCAGTATCGCTATGGTCCCGGCGTTCTCGGCGCGTTTACGAAGGCAGGCCGAGAAAAAGTCATGAGCGGGGACACCAGCGCGTTGTCTGAAGGCATGATGGGCTTGGCGATGGTCTACGCCGCTATGCAATTCCAAGACAGCGAGTACGCCGGGAGCAAGTGGTACACCGCCAAGATGCCAGACGGGACCGAAAAGGATTTGCGTCCGGTCTTTCCGCTCCCGTACTACTTATTGCTTGGCGATCTTATCAACCGATTTCAAGACGGGACAATCGACCAAGCCTATACTTCGGCTGAGATTTTACAGGGGCTTAGCGGTGCGCAGTTCCGAGCCGGTGCGGGCTTGTATGTCGTAGACGAACTTATACGTGATCTTACCCGCGCAGGTAAACTTGGCGATAAAGCTATGGATGCTATCAAGAAAACTCTTGGTAGCGCGATTGGTGGGTTGATCCCGTATGGCGGGACAGTCAAGGACATTGTAGCGCAGGCCAAACCAGAGGAAGCTGTTCTTCGCGATACATCCGAAGCACCGTTTCTGGGCGCAGCTTTGCGCGAAGTCCCGTTTGCGCAGACGCGCTTTCTTGGTTTGCCGGAGCAAGAGTACGCCTCGCGTGAGGCTCCCGCACAGACAGTCGATCCGTTATTACGCCAAGTTACGGGTCTTGCGACAAGCAGGCCCGCGAACGTCATTGAAAAAGAGATGCGCAGCCTCGGCTTGGATGAGCGTGATCTATACCAGAAGGAAGGCTTCGCCGCGCTTGACCGCCGCCAGCGTCAACTGATGGGGTATATCGCGGAGTATAACGCCCCTGCGTATTTCAACTCTCCCGAATACCGCAACGCCGATAAGTTGACACAGACCGAAATGTTCCGTGAATTTTACAAGGGTATTCGCGGTGCGGCGCGAGATGCTGTCAGGAACGAGAACGAAAATTTTGCGGCGTTGATTTGGTATAACGACCAGAGCCGCGAAGATAAGACTAGGCTTGACCGCGATTTTATGAAAGCGGTAGGTAAATCGTACCGTGAGTATTACGGCCAACTGGTCGAAGCGCCTATTCCCGCGAACAAACAAGAGTTCGATGCGCTGCCCGACGGCGCGAAGTACACCGACCCCGGCGACTATAAGGTCTATACGAAAGGCGAGTAATGGCCAAGAAGAGTGGTGCTAAAGATATGTCGTGGCAACCCAAGCCGAAAGCGAAACGTCGCCACAAACCCGACGGGCTTCGCCATCGTAAGTCTTTGGGGCCACGCAGTCACTTGCGAACTAGCTTCTAATACTATACATATCGCCTATGAAGTTCATGGGCATTGATCCCGGCGCGTTCGGGGCTGTCGCTATTCTGGATAAGGATAGCCGAGAACTTGTCATCATCGACATGCCTACCTTAAAGGTCAAGCGCGGGCCGCGTGTCGTCAATCAGGTTGACGCGCACATGCTGGCCGATGCTTTGCGCGGTCACGTCACCGCCGATACTTCCGCTCTTATCGAGAAGGTTCACGCCATGCCCGGCCAAGGTGTGTCTTCCATGTTCAGCTTCGGCCGGGCAGCGGGTATCGTCGAAGGTGTCCTTGCTGGCCTGTCTGTATCTTTTGAGTTGATACCGCCTGCGACTTGGATTAAGTCTATGCGTACGTTCGGAGGGAAGGACGGCAGTCGGCAGCGGGCACAAGAGTTGTTCCCCGATTACGCCCATCTCTTTGCACGGAAAAAGGACGACGGCCGGGCCGAAGCTGCGCTTCTTGCCTGTTACGCCGCTGAGAGGGAAGACGATGAACCACCTATTCGATTACCAAAAAGTCGGCGCAGACTTTCTTTGTAAGAACCCCGCCGCGTTCCTTGCCGATGAGCAGGGCCTTGGAAAAACACTTCAAGTTATCGCGGCCTGTGATACACTCGGCCTAACAAAGGTCGTCGTGATCTGTCCGGCCATCGCCAAGATTAACTGGCGTCGTGAGTTCGAGCGATGGGGAACTGTCGAGCGCGAAGTCAAGGTGTTCAGCTACGACAAGATCACGCAATCAAAGGAGGTCCGCAATGAAATCGCAAAGTTTGAGCCAGACGTTCTGGTTCTGGATGAGGCGCATTATCTGCGCAACCGTACTGCTAAGCGCACAAAGTATCTATATGGTCAGTACTGTCGCGGCGATGGCCTTGTTCGTTTCGCTGATCGTGTTTGGCTTCTTAGTGGTACTCCCCTTCCTTCTAACGTCAGCGATTTCTGGACGCATCTCAAAGCGATTTGGCAGTACCCTCTAAACTTCACAGACTTTACGATGTATTTCTGCAAGACTTGGAGCGGACAGTTCGGCCTTCAGGTTCTCGGCAACAAGGCCGAACGCATGGCCGAGTTCAAGACCGTGCTGAAGGCAATCATGCTGCGTCGTAAATCCGAAATTGTGCTGAAGGATTTACCGCCGATCTGGTGGCAGGATACTTCAATAGAAGTAGCTAACTGGAGCGATACTAAGCACATCGAAGACCCGCGAGAGAAGGAGGCCGTTGATGCTATCCTTGCTAACGCCCTGACAAATGAAGATTTATCCGAAAAAATAGACGGCATCGCCCCTCACATCGCGTCACTACGTCGGCTGACAGGTGTGGCCAAGGCAGCGCCCATCGCCACACAGATAGCTGGCGAGTTGGCTGATGATGCCTACGACAAGATCGTAGTCTTCGCCTACCACACCGACGCGATCCAGACGCTTTACGATAAGTTGAAGTACTTCAACCCGGTCGTTGTTGCAGGCGGTATGCCAACGGCTGAGCGCCAAGCGGCGATTGATAACTTTCAAACCGATCCGAAGGTGCGCGTATTCATCGGCCAAATCACGGCCTGCTCGACAGCCATTACCTTAACCGCCGCAAATCAGGTGGCGTTTGTCGAGATGGATTGGCTGAACTCTACTAACGCACAAGCCGCCAAGCGTTGTCATAGGATCGGCCAGCTAAAGCCGGTGATTGTTCGCGTGTTCTCGTTAGCCAATTCGGTAGACGAACACGTCAACAAGATACTTGCGCGTAAAGCCCAGATGATTTCTGAGGCTTTAGATTGAGAAGGGCCGGGGCGACTTCCAAACTCCCCGGCCCTCCCCTTCATTTAGAGCAAATCGTCAAGGTCCGAGATGTCTGCGGACGGACGTTCCGTCGCAGTGAACTCGTCCGCAGCAGACAGACGGCCGTCCATACGGGGGCCATCGCCTACCTTCTGAAGATTGCCCAGTGAGAAGGCAACGCCATTGTTGCCGTTCACGCTGTACGCATACGCCCGCAGTGAGGCGCGAACCTTTGCACCCGGATAGATTTCCTTGGGGTCAGTAATCGGAGCAGGCTTGCCGTTCTCGCCAGCAAACTTGCTGACAACACCGGGCTGCTGCTTCGACTTGACGTTCATGAAGACCGACCCTTCAGGGTAGCCCTTCTCTTCGCCATCGTTGCGGAAAGGCATACGGATTTTGCCACCTTCCATCAACGACTTGGTCTTGTCTCCCCACTTCTCCTTGGCCACCGCAGCCGCCGTCGCCTTCAGTTCGGACATGTCGGTCCCGTCAAGGAATACAAGGCAGCAAGAATAAACTGGCTCACTTGCACCCGGAGGGGTCTGTGGTTCGAACACATGCGGGTAAGAGATAACGGCTTCAGGTGTAATAACTTTTGACATCGGTGTTTCCTTATTCAACGTTGAACTCGTCTGCTGCCAACAGGGCAACAGCCGGACGGTTATCTGTATCAGCGACCATTGATGTGCCGGATGATACAGCTATGACGAGCGATGTCGGCAAGTTCTTCTTGCCCACGATACGCTCGATCTGCGGTGGCGACTTCAACTTCTTTTCGTAGATGTCGTCGTCATCGAGACCTTCTTGTGCGGCCCAAGCCACAAATTCTTCTTCAACACGCCAGCGACGGGTCGGTCGTTTCTCAACCAGCTTGTAGCCGGGAAGCCCACCGCCAGTTTCTAACAGGCTATTGGCGTGGCGGCGCAAAGACTTGATCCACTCTTCAATCAGCGGAACCCTTTCCAGAAAGTCCGCGACCTCCTGCGGAGTTAGGTCATTGACGGTTCGTACTGTGCCGAACTCGTCTTGTGCGACTGCAAGGGCGTTGTTGCGCAGGGC